ATACCTGATGTTCAGGACGTACCTTTGCATCGCCAACGGTTTCATACCGAAGATTGGGGTAAAGATGTTTTTGTTCCTGAAATTTTTGCCATTTTTCGGTCATGTTTGCTGAGGCAACGGTATGGTCGTATTCTGTTTTAAGCCATCGGCGGTTGTACTGCTGGTCAATCGAGGCGGTTTTTTTCTTAAACTCCTGCCATGACAGGGCTTTCCCATTTTCTGTTAAAGCCTCTTTTAAGGCGTTTTCAATTTTAAAAGCGGAGAACTGCCCGATATTTTCACTAATGCGCTGCGCCAGCGCTTTATTTTTTTGCACAAATGAAGGGGAAAAGCCCCGCCTCAGCCCTTTTTGAAAAGTATGGTAATATTGTTTCCAAAAAGTCTGCCGCTGTGCAGGGCTGACTGCCCGCTCATCAAAAATGGCACGAATATGTTTTTCGGACACCGGTCTAAAATCAACATCCTCTCCATGTTTCAATTGGTTTAATTTGCTGCATCCATTACAATTACAGAGTGTGCGGTAATGCAGTGAGAGGGCAGTCATGGCATTCGAGCTTGTCGAAAAAGGCTTTTTTTTTTGACCCTCATCGCTGGCAGAATTTACGGAAGGGATAGCGGCAACCTGTACGCCGTATGTTTTTTCAATATATTCCTGTGTGAGAATAATACCGCCGCTCATCAATTTACTGTCAATCTCGATTTGCCGAGCCGGGTCGATGGTTTTTTGAAAAGCCGGCGTTTCCTTGCCTGAAAATCCATAATCCCAATAGGCTAACACTTCAAGAAGACGCTGGAGGAGAACCAGCATTTTTCGCTCATCAGCCATCGTGAGCTGTTCAAGCGTATTTTGGTGAACTTCGGCTTGCGAGCGTGAACTGCCGTCATCCGTCGTCATCGTTTGATGAAGAATCAGTTTAGTAAGTCCAGAATCAACTTTTTGAATTTTTTCAAGAAATACCTTAAAAGCGTCTGAGCCTTTATTTTCTTTTATGTCAATTTCGGCTTCCTTTGGAAATACGCCGTAAGCGGCAGATCCCATATCTTTAAGCCAGCCGGCAATTTCCTTTTTAGCCTCATCATTCCCTGCAGAGTACTTAGCGATTCGAATAGGGATACCGAATATTTGCTCGAATTCATCCCATGATGCCCACGAGTGACGTTTAATAATCGTTAAGGGGGCTGCTTTTTCAAGTAACCCTTGCGGCGCATACATTTGTGCATAAAAAAGTTCGTAAGGAAATTTTATCCACTCAACACCAACGGCGGGGTCGCTTTCTTCTTTGAGTAGTAATCCGTTCTGCGGGGACACATGCGTGCGGGGTAAGAGTTCTATACTATCAATTTTACGATTATTTACACGAAAATAAAGCAGGGAATAGCCGTAGAAAATACTGTCCAGACAGTGCCGCATAAAATCAAACAACCAAGGCTGCGCCTGCAACTCTTCCGTTTTTTTCTCATTCACTTTTCCGTTTTCATAAAGAAGTATCGGCTGATTAAGAATACGCAGTTTTCTATGTTCCGTAACGGTGGTGAGCTGGTCGTCGAGCATTAAGTCGTGATACATATCTTGCAGTAGGCAGGTGATAGGATTTTCTTCTGCATAATAAGCCTCACGAGCTTCTGTCCAGTCGCTGATTTCCTTTCGCCAAAGCGTGCGCTTTTCTTTAATTTGATCTATCAGTACCTGCACAGCAGTATTCTTAGTCTGCGACAGCTTCAGCGGCTTTCCTTTAAAATCGTATAGCGTATTCATTTTTTATTAAAAATTATATGAAGTTGTTTTTCTATTTTTTTCTCTATTTGCTTCTCTAACTCATCAGACCTGCCGACAAACTTTCGTTTTGGCATTCCGTTTAATCCTTCATTATGCCGCTTCGCATATTGTTTATACGTAACGAAACTCACGCGCTCCGGACTTTTTTTTGCCGTAAAGCTGTTGCGTAATTTGTTGCCTGCAGAGGCGTGCCCGGTTAGAATAGGACGCTCCTGCAGGGTTCTTCCGTATCGGGTCAGGCTTCCTTTTTTTCCTATCCTACTGCTACGGTAGCGAGTACGGTCTCGTCCGTGCGAATCAGTCGTTTTTCGAGCTTTCCATTTAACGAAAGAACGATCCGTAAACCCTTGCTTTTTAAAGCTATTTTTAATATGCCCTAAACCTTCTACCGCTACAATACTCGGTAAATCAGAGTGCATAAAACCGCTTACCTTTACAGCGAGCCCTTTCATATCCTTCGTTATTTTTTTAAAGCCGTTATTTTGCATTGTTTGTTTTATTGCGTATAATCCGCTATTTATGCTTTTAAATGCCGTTAAAAAACAATTTAAACGGTATTTAAACGCTGTTTTAAATTCACCAGCCCGTCTTATATTTTTTTCTGCCGCCAAAACCTATAAAAGTATCTTCTACCCCTTGCGTATCTTTTTTTCTCGTCAGCTCAAGATTAAGCATGCCTTTTGCTGCTTTTTCAAGCCACAAAATTGCCTCATTATAACGCATCTTAGCCGCTTCATTATATTCGTGCGTACGTCGTATATAGATTTCGTGAATTACAATGTCTTTTAAATACTTCAACACAACGAGACTCCGATTTTCTTTCTCTGCAGAAAATATAGCCTCAGCGTCGTAATGATTACTTAAATAGCCCCTCATTAGGTCGATGCTTTCTTTAATAATTTGCGTAACGATATCTTTTTTATTGCTTACAACACGATTAACGACTTCATCTAATACGACTGTTTCGAGCTCTTTCTTTATTAAAAACATATTCAACTATTTAATTAATACTTATATTCAGCTTTAAGCTGCATAAAAAACGTACAGCTAAATTCAATTTTGTAAGCCATTATGCCAAAGTGCGGGCTTTCGAGTGCCTGCTCACTTCGTAGCATTAAAGGTTTAAAGTTTTTTCCTTCCAAGCCGTCTAACGCTTCTATCACGTTATCCTGTAAGTCCAATTCCATCGGTCCGCTATTCTTATCAGAAGTGCCTTCAAAAGAGTCAGCAAAGCCGTCCTTAAGATAAAGATAGATTGATACGAACGCCTCGCCTTGTTTTTCACGCATCGGCAAAGCTTCGTAATTTATTGTGCTGATTTCAATTAGAGCAGCAGTATAAATTGTGCCGTAATTTTTTTCAGGATTTTCAAACTGTTGTTTTTGCAGGTCAATCCATTCAAAAACCTTTTTCCCGTTTTTAAGACTTAGTTTAGACAATTTTTGTTTTACTTCGACAAATAATTCTTTTCTTGTGCTCATTTTTCTTTTTTAAAATTTACCAGCCTTTCCGTTTTCGTTTTCCTATAATTGCCCCGCCTTTAAAAGTGCCCCCACTGTCCAAAGAAAAATTAACCCTTCCAATGCGCACTGCCGCTTCTAAAGTGTCTGGGAAGTCGTCCGGGCTTGGGGTGTTCTTCTCGAAAGCGAGTAATTGATTTAAAGCGTTTTGCGTATCGGGAAGCTCTTTTAACTGCTCGTCCCACACAAGTAAGCTGTTAAAAAGCACATCGACAAGCGTAGCTTCAATTCGCAGATGTTTGTCTGTATTTACGTGTGCAGGCATAGGGCAGCTATAAAAGCCGCGCCTTTGGCTTTCTGCCTGAAAAACAGGTAAAAACACCGCTTCCTGTGCGGCGGTAGCATCAAAGTACTGGCTTACCGGTATGCCTTTTTTGTTATACGTTTTCATGGTATCAAAATGCCAGTTCACCGCTTCAGATAGGTCGCATTTCCGGCAAAAAACTTCTAAAACATGGATTTTACCATACCCAAAGCCCAGTATTGCGCACGCTTTATAATCCCCTTGTTTTTTATAAGATAAATCCCAGTGACTGATGACCCCCGTCCATTGTGTTCGGTTTTTATGGATTTTAACAAATTGTATCCACTCCCTTTTAAAGCATTTTCCCTCTTCGATAGGATTATTGTAATCTTCACGTTGACAGGTATAATAATCTGTTTTACGCTGAATATCACGCACATCTGTTTTCGTTAATCGCTGGTGCCAGCTCGGATTTCCCTTATCATCCGAAAGATTAACAATATGTTCGTGAAAACTTGGGCTTTTGGCAAATTTATCTTTGATAAAATCTAATAACCCGCCTTTTACGATATAATTATTAGGCACGACCAAGCGCCCTCGTCTCAGGTGAAAAGCCTTGACCAAGTCCCCTGTAATCTTTTCGCCGTATTCCTGTGTCAACGAAATATTTTTTGCCCTTTTTCTATCTTCGCAATCATCCATACTAGCGAAGTCAGGGCGGTGTGCCCCGAATCTAAGCCCTCGAAAAGGCTGATTAAGCCCGAGCGCTTTAAAATGTCTTTTGTCGGTCGTTTCAAAAGCGCCGTCAGCCCAGCTGCCATAGCTCATTTGTTTTCCAAAATCGTTTTTTATTCGCTCGTTAGATTCTAAATGCAGCTGTAAATCGCTGAGCAGAATTTTAGCATGATCGTTATTCTGACCGATAATCAGCGCAAAAAACAGCTCGTTATTTTGTTTCAAATGCAGAATATTACCCACGTTGGTATGAATCGATTTTGCTGCGCCTCGATACCATTTTCTAAGCTGTACAATAAAAGGATCGTCAAATACTTTTTTATAACTCAATTGGTGAAAATCAGCACAAGGTGAATCAGCAAGCGGTAAGCCTGAATTTATCCCAAAATAATAGTCAAAAAACGCAGTATAATTTTCGGGCTTTAACAGGTGTTTTATGCGTTTTTGCTGCGCTTCTGCCGATTCTTTAATAAGAGAATCATAGGTAAGCGCTTGAATATAGTCAGATTTACGCTTAAAATTTTCCTGAGCAGTCTTTAGTTCCGTCTTAGTCATAGTGCAGCAAGGTGTTTAGATATTCTTCCTGCAAAGTGCGTAGGCTTTGTGTATAATCAATATACCAAGCTCTTTTTTTCCCTTTGCTTTGCGCTGCTTTTTCAAGCAGCCAATCACAAAACGCATTAAAGGTTTCTATTGTATAAATAGCCTGTTTGCGCCGGTCGCTTATTTTGTCGAAAGCGGCAGTAAGTTTGCTGATGTCATCTGCTTTATAATGCATTTCTTTACCCTCTTTTAAGGCACGTACATTTTCAAGGATAAGCGTCTTAATTTCGGAAGGCGAAATATTGTATAAATCTTTCTGCGCCTGCCAGCCTTCCGTTTGTTTCCATCTCTGCACCGTCTCAATCCGCATACCGATAATATCCGCAATAGTCTGTAAAGAAAATCCGCGCACAAAAAGTGTTTTGCCTTGCGTCATTTTTTGATCTCGGTCGTCATTTTTTAATCTGCCTTGCTTCATTTTTTTTCAAGTTTTTAGGTATAGGCTGCATCGACAGTTAGCGTCCCTCTATCCGTAAATTCAACAGAGCGCACCTGCATGCCATCGTATTTAAAATTACGTTTGATTTCCGATAAAACTTTTTCAGGATTTTCGCTTAAAAGCGCTTCACTTAGATTAACCCCCAGCGCAGGAAAGGCTTTATACTCCCCTTTATGCGCCTGCAGTATATGCTGCTGATGCTGCAAAGTAGATTCAGAGAAAGCAAAATCTCCACCTATTATTTTTAAATCCTGATTATCCGTTAATGTAATATCGTTCATACACGCAAATTTCAGTGAAACGCATGAAAAAAAAGAAAGGAATATCAAGCGTTGTAACGCATTGATACAAAGTTTATACGCATTTTATGCAACGCTTGAAAAGGCATTTTTTTAGTTGTTTTTCCCGCCTCATTTTTGTCTTTGAAATGAAAGAGCACTATACCTTTATAGTATCAGATGAAAGCGTAAACAGTTATGGCTATCGTGTATTAACCGAAGGAATCGATACCCTTCAATTTGCACGCAACCCGGTAATGCTGTATATGCACCGACGCAATGCGGCTGACACCAATGCCACAGGCGTGATTGGGCGCTGGGAAAACATTCGAAAAGAAGGGGGTGCGCTTAAAGCGGATGCAGTATTCGATGAATCTGACGCCTTTGCTCAATCGATTAAAAAGAAAGTAGCACAGGGGTTTTTGAGGATGGCAAGTATTGGAATTTTACCCCTGAGTCAATCTGATGAAAAGAAACATTTATTGCAAGGTCAAACCCGGCCTACCGTAACCGAAAGCGAACTGTTAGAAATCTCTATTGTCGATATGGGAAGCAATCACAATGCTTTAAAACTGTACAGTACACAGGGCGATGAATTGGAATTAGCTCAGCAGCTTCCGAAATTAACTTTAAATAAAGAATATAAACTTAATACTATAAAAATGACCAACACAAACGCAACAAAAACAATGGCGATTATTTCCACTATTTCCCTTGCGCTCGGATTTGATGAAGCGCAGGAGCAGGAGATAATCAAAGAAATTAAACGATTGAAAAAAATCGAAAACGAGCATTTAGAGTTGCTCAAATCTCAGCAAAAGGCTCAGGAAGACGAAGCGAAAAAACTTATCGACAAAGCGATAAAAAAAGGATTATTTCCCGCTTCTTTAAAAACAGGACAATTAATGGCGTTTAAAGAAGATTTTAAAGGTGCTAAAACGGCTTTTGAAAAATTGTTTACCGAAACAGAAGAAAAAGAAAATGCGCCGAAAGCCAGCCCATCACTTGAGGCTTTTATTGATGATTTATCCAAAAAAGCAACCGGAACTATGTCAGCAAAAAAAGATTTTGCTTGGTACGAAAAAAACGACCCAAAAGGGCTGCAGGAATTACAGAAAGAGAAACCAGAAGCCTTTGAAAAATTATTAAACGAACATTTAAAAACGATTTAAGTTATGCCTACTAAAGCTATTGCACAAGGAAAAGATTATTTAACTCGGCTGTTTGCCAGAGATTTAGTTGAAAAACTATATCCGCAAAACAGCTTTATTACACAATCTGTGAATGATACTTCATTCGTAAACGGCGACGAAGTGGTATTGCCGCACGCGGGTGCTTTGCCTACGGTTAAACAAGACCGGACAGGTAAAGGAACAGCGGTTAAACGGGATGACACTTTTATTAAGTACACCCTTCACGAATTTACCACTGACCCGAACTGGATTCAGTTTTCAGAGAAACTATTAGCAAATTATGATAAGCGCGCCTCTATCCTATACAATCACCGGATGGTGCTTGAGGATACGCTGGCTCGTTTTATTGCCTCACAATGGGCAAAAGCGGACATAACTAACCCTTCAAAAACAACAGGAACGTCCAGAGCGCCCAGCGCAGGAAAGGGGAATGCCAAGGCACTTACCTTAGAGGATTTGCTTAGCATACAAGAGCGAATGAACAAAGATGATATTCCTCAAGAAGGTCGCTTTGCATTGATTACCGCCTCTATGCTTCGAGATTTATTAAAGATTAAGGAAGTGCAGAGCTTAGATTTTAATAATAAAAAACCTTTGGTCAACGGCTCTGTTGGCAGCTTTCTCGGGATTACTTTTTATATAAGAAGCTCCGCGAATGTTTTTACCAAAACAGGTGCGACAGTGCGCGGAATTAACGATACTGTTCAAGATACCGACACGGCTGGCGCCTTGTTCTGGCACAGGGCTTTTGTAAGAAAAGCACAAGGAAGCGTAAAAGTCTTTTTAGAAAATGACAAAGTAGAGTATTACGGAGACTTGATGAGCTGCTTGGTGAGATGCGGAGCTACACAATCTCGAAAAGACGGCAAAGGCGTGTACAACTTAATAGAAGATAAGTCATGAAAGGATTACCGAAAGTAACTGTAAGCCTCGCTGACGGACGTCTCGGACAAAGTCAGCAAACAGCGGATGGAATAGCAGGAATGATTTTAACCGGCGCTGCAGTGTCAGGAAAAATACAACTAGGAACGCCTATTCAAATCTTTAGCTTAAATGAAGCAAAAAATCAAGGCATTACAGAAAACGGCACGAATGCGTACGCGTATAAGCAGGTCAAACAATTTTATGACCAAACTGGCAGTGGAGCAGCACTCTGGCTGATGTTGGTGGCGCAAAGCGTTACGATGGAGCAGATGGCAGATGGCACGAAAAATTACGCTCCTGCACTGCTTAATGCCGCTAAGGGGCAGATTCGTCTGCTGGGGATTTCTCGAAAATCAGCAGCAGGGGTTACGATAAGTAACGGCTTGGATGCGGATGTGGATAAAGCAGCTGTTAACGCACAGTCGCTTTCAACGCAGTACGCAAAAAACTATCAAGATTTTTCAGTAATTATCGATGGAAAAGATTTTAATGGAAAAACAGATAATTTAAAAGATTATACCACAGACGATAAGCAGTTTGTTTCTATCTATTTAAGTAATGCAGACGGCAGTAAAAATGCAGATATTGGTTTACTGCTCGGACGACTCGCTAAGGACCCGGTTCAACGCAGTCCGGGGCGGGTACGGTCTGGCCCTTTACCTATGCCACAAGCGTATTTCACCTCAAAAGAAACGGTGGAAAGCATCGACTCAGCTTGGGATACCTTGCATGACAAAGGCTATATATTCCTTCGTTATTTTATAGGGCGAGCTGGGTATTTCTTTTCAGACGGCTCAAATTGTACGCAGGCAAGCAGCGATTTAAACCGCATTCCAAGAGTGCGCACTTTATATAAAGCGAGGAGGCTTGCTTATCAAGTGTTTGCTGGGAATATTCTCGAGGAAATACCTCTTGAACCCGGCGGGCAGATTGCCCCGGCGTTGATTAAAAGCTGGCAGGCGCAGATGGATACGGCGCTTAATCAACAGATGACGGCGCAGGGAGAAATTAGCGGAGCTCGTACGCAAATAGACCCCCATCAAGACGTTCTCGGAACGAATGAAATGAAGGTGCGCTTAGATGTTCAGCCGGTAGGCTATGCCCGTTATATCAGCGTAGAGCTTGGATTTAAAACGAATATAAATTAAAAACTACTTATTATGTTTGACAGCAGAAATTCTGAATATAGCTGGGCAAATGCGCAAATCGTACTGCTTGGCGTGGTAATTACCCGGATTCACGGGGTAAAGTTTTCAGTAAAAAAAGAAAAAGAATACCTGTTTGGGCGAGGAGATCAACCGCACGCTATTCAGCACGGGAATAAAACCTATGAGGGCGAGCTTACTTTACTGCAGAGTCATACCGAGCGCCTGCAAAGTCATTTGGCTTTAGACGAAGATTTAACTGATTTACAACCCTTTGACATCACCGTTTCTTTTGTAAAAAGAGGGGAACGACAAATCAGCACCTACATTTTAAAAGGTGCAGAATTTACGGAAGATCCACGCGAGATCAAACAAGGGGATAAAATGATGGAAATCACGCTGCCTATTCTTTTCTTAAGAAGAGAAGTGGCTTAGGTACTAACTATTAACTAACAAACTAATTACTATAATAATGAAAAAAATCACAAAAGAACAAATCGAACTTTGGAAGAAAAAACACGGGAAGGTGTTTGAGATTAAAGTAGAAGACAAACATTGTTTTCTAAAAAAACCAGACCGGCAAACCTTGTCATTTGCGATGACAATGGCGCAGACCGACCCGCTTGGCTTTACGGAGGCAATTCTGGAAAATTGTTGGCTCGGTGGCGATGAAGCGATTAAAACGGAAGACAGCCTATTTCTCGCTGCATCCGCGAAAATTGACGGGATACTTGAGGTCAAACAGGCGGAGCTAAAAAAGCATTAGCCCTCGCTGCACAGCGTGTATTAGGCGACACTTATAATTGGATAGCTTATTACGACACGCTGCTCGAGTATCATCTCGGCATCTGTCCGCAAAGCTTGTCGGACGAAGAATGGGCAGAAAAAATTGAGCTGCTTAAGGAGATACGAAAGAGGGAAGCTAAGTACTAATAAACGCGAAAGAAAAACAAAATGGCATATCAATTTACGATACAATTAAACGATCTTGTTTCTAAAGATTTGTCAAAAATAACAAATCTTACGCAAAAGTTTAGTACGCTGGGGCAAAAAAACTTTATCAAGTATCGCAATGCTTTAAGGCCGGCAGGCAACAGTATTGCCGGATTAGAAGAAAAGTTGCAGCGGCTTCAATATCGGCAGCGTAAAGCCTTCACTATTGGAAACATTATAAAATATAATCTTCAGATTAGAAAAACAGAGCGGCGGCTGAGAAGACTAAGAAACCTGCCGCCGCTTTCTATGTTTCAACGATTTAAGCGAATGAGCTCTCATCTCGGAGGCTTTCTCGGATTGGCAGGCGGTATTTATACTGTTACGGATTCTTTTCGTAAAATGGATCAACAGATGCAGGCGGTAGCACAGGTGCAGCAGGGAATCGCTTCTACGGGAGGTAAAGCGGGGTTTTCTTTAGAGCAACTTAAAAAGAAAGCACAGGAACTACAAGGAAAAACCATTTTTGGCGATGAGGCGATTCTACAAAACACAACAGCACAGTTACTCACGTTTACGAATATTATCGGCAAGGAATTTACTCGCACTCAAAAAGCAGTGTTGGATGTAACTTCACGGATAAAAGGAGCAAAAGCGACTAGTGAAGACCTACGTGCAACTTCGATTATGCTGGGCAAAGCATTGAATGATCCAGTAGCGAATCTCGGTCAATTGGGTCGAAGTGGTATTCAATTTTCTGATTCGCAAAAGGAACTAATTAAAAGCTATGCGCAGACCAATCAGCTCGCCAAAGCTCAGGGGATGATTCTGGAAGAACTTAACAAACAATACGGCGGCAGTGCAGAAGTAATGGCTAAAGTGGGGCTAGGTCCTCTAAAACAGTTTCGCAACAGCTTGGGCGACTTACAGGAAAAGTTTGCAGAGATGATTCTGCCCGCGCTTCAAAAGCTAGTAGAGCTGCTTAAACCAGCGGTAGAATGGACGAGAAAACACGCCGAAACTATTGGGAAACTTGTGGTTTGGCTTGGCGGCGCTTTTGTCGCCTTTAAAACTTTTTCGTTTTTTTTAAGTGTTTACAGAGTTGCGCAAATGGGCGTTATTGCAGTTACGCAAATATGGCGAGGCGTGCAAATGCTGTTTAATGTAACCTTATGGGGTTGTCCTATTGTTTGGATTATTGCAGGCATTGCAGCGCTGGTTGTTGGAATTATTGCATGCTGGAATCATTTTGAAAGTTTTCGGGGCACTATCGTGGCGGTTTGGGAAGTGCTTAAAAAATTCGGCGAAATCATTTTACATTTTGTGATTAATCGATTTAAAGAAATGCTCTCAGGAATTATGGGAATTGGCTCAGCATTAATGCACTTTTTTAAAGGAGAATGGAAAGATGCTTGGAAAGCGGGCAAGCAGGCGGCTAAAGATTTAATGGGCGTAGGAACTATAAGTCAAGTGTATAAGGAAGGTAAAGAAATAGGAAGCGCTTGGCATAAGGGTTATCAAAAAGGAGTGGGGGCAGGTAAAATAAAAGTCCCTAGCTTTTCTCAAAGCCCCGAAACTGCTGCTCCAGCTTTGTCGCAAACAAAGATACCGAAAATGAAAGTTAGTGTTCAAGTCCCCGACTTTTTAAGAAAAGCATCGAACAAACTCGCTTATCCAGCCCCTTTATTGTCTAATACAAAGACAACAGATAACGAAGCTAAAAAAGGAATAAACGAAATTAACGGCGGCGGCAGGAAACAAACGAATATTAATGTACAATTTGGAAAGTTAATCGAACAACTGACTATTCAAAGTGAGACGTTGACAGAAGGGATAGACGAGATGGAAGATAAAGTAAAAGATGCCTTGCTGCGTATATTAAACTCATCTAATCAATTACAAACCTCCTCCTGAGCTTATGAATACATTTAATTTAAACTCGTTCAATAATTCGCAGGCAGGGCTTAATAATAATGAGCAACCCGCACTCGGCAAGCCATATTTTATGCGCGTGAAACTTGGCGGCGTGCAGCTACCAAACGAGCCGCTACTCACCTTTAGCAGGCAAAAAAAAATTGTGCAGACCACGATAACAGGAAGTCAGCGGCAGGGAACTGTAAAAGAATTGATTAGCTCGAGTGATTATAAAATTGACCTGCGGGGTTGGTGTATTAATCCTGCTGTAAAAGAATACCCTAAATCACAAGTTGAGCAAATTATACAGCTTTGCGAACGCCCTGAGGCGCTGGAAATCGAGAATAAGTTATGTGATTACTTCGGTATTTACAGGATAGTAATTACAAGTTATGATTTTGCTGATATGCAGGGGAAGCCTTATTCACAGGCGTATCAAATCAGCATGGTAAGCGATGAAGATTTTTACGCAGAATTAAAAAACAAAGAGTAATGTTTGTGTTAGATTGTAAAATAAAAATAGGGCGATATACTTTCACACGTGTAAACAGGGTGAAGATAGTTAAGTCTGTTGATTTACTTTCTGATACTGCAGAGATTGAAATGCCTTCAAAAGCCTTGTTTGGCAATAAAGAGAAAGGATTTCAAAAAAAACGATTAGAAACCCAAATCAAAGCACGCGACAAAGTGGAAATTACTTTGTCCTATAAAGGATTTTTTGAAAGAAAAGAATTTGTCGGCTATGTAGCATTTATTAAGCCTAACACTCCTACTGTAACGCTGCAGTGCGAGGATGCTATTTATTTACTTAGACAAAAAAGAGTAAATAAAAATTTTGGAAAGATTACACTTAGAAGTGTCTTAGAATATATAACTGCCGATACCCCTGTCGCACTTTCAGGGGCAACTCCTGATGTTCGCTTTGATTCTTTTGCGCTCAAAGATGTCAATAAAGCAAAGGCTTTACAGAAAATCAGTGATGAGTATGGTTTAAGTCTTTATTTAAACGACGAACAAAAGCTGTATGCAGGCTTGCGTCAAACGCAAAATACAGGTCAAACTGTATATTACAATCTTCATAAAAATGTAGCTTCACACGATTTGACATTCAGAAAAGCAGAGGACGTGCGGCTATTAGTCAAAGTTATCGGGGTAAAAAAAGACAATACAAAAGTAGAAGTGCAAATTGGTGACCGGGATGGCGAGCAGCGTACTTTATATAAATATAATGTTTCAGACACTGAGCAGCTTAAAAAATTTGGGAAGTCGAAGCTTTTAGAACTTAAATACACCGGATATGAAGGTTCAATAACGAGTTTTTTAATTCCGTATGCTACTCGCGGCATGCAGGCGGCGATTACTGATTATAACTTTCCTGAGCGGGCGGGTACGTATTTTATACCGAAAGTGACCACAACTTTTGGGCAGGGAGGTGCTAGGCGAAAGGTAGAACTGGGAACAAAAACAAGTTGATTATGGGAAAAGACAGCGCTATACAACAAGCAATTAACGAGCGTTTTAAAACGCCTTCACAAACCTTTACAGCAATGGTAGTTAAAGTGGATAAAGCAGCGAAAACGATTAGTGTAAAAGACGCTGAAGGCTTTGATTGGTATGACGTTCGCCTGAGAAGTGCAATTGACGGTAATAAAAACAAGGTAGTTCTGCATCCTGCTGTGAATAGCAGTGTGCTTATTAGCCGCATTGGAAAAGATAATCATGCGCTTTTTGTCAGCGCTGTTTCTGAGGTAGAAAGTATAGAGGGGGTTTTAAACGATACAAAATTCTGTATCAACGAAAATGGCTATGCAATTTATAGAGAGAATGAGAATTTGAAAGAGGTATTGAATGATTTTATTGAAGATGTAGAAAAATTATGTGATGAGTTAGTAAAAGTAGTAGTGTCGATAGGTGTAAGCCCAGACGTGCCTGCTATTATAAAAATTAAAACCGATTTAGAAACCAAGATTAAAAAGCGTTTAAACACTATTTTAAAATAAAAATTATGGCATTAAATAAAGCAAAACTTCAAGCAGATTTAGTAAACATTTTGAATAATCCGCAGACGACTAACAATGTGAATACAGTAGCTGCAGCACTCGCTAATGCAATAGATCAATATGTAAAAACAGGGAATGCAATCGGCGTTGATAGTCGCGGCGATACGTGTAATTTAAAAATACAATAACTATGAAAGTTTCAAAAAAAGTATTAGATGAAATTCAACAATTTGAGGGCTTTAGCGACAAGGCATATCTATGCCCTGCTGGTAAAGCAACGATTGGGTTTGGGTTTACCTATTACCCGAACGGTAAGAAAGTAACTTTAGAAGATAACCCTATTAATAAAGCGCGGGCAACAGAAATACTAAAGGAGATTTTGAAAAAATATGAAGACGGGGTAAGTAAGTATTTGAAGGTGAAAGTAACGCAAGCACAGTTCGATGCTCTCATTTCTTTTGCCTACAACGTAGGGCTTGCAAATCTTAAAAGCTCGACACTGCTTAAGAAAGTGAATCGAAACCCGCAAGACCCCTCTATTGCTGATGAATTCAAGCGCTGGAATAAGGTGCATGGAAAGCCTGTAAAAGGCTTAACACTGAGGCGCATTAAAGAGGCGGCACGCTATTTTTCTGCGATTGTTATATTGTTGTTTATGTTTTCATGCAGCTGCCCAAAACCGGTTATTGAAAGCGAAAAAACAAAGGAAATCACAGACGTGAAGCACCGATTTACCTTTCACGATACAGTATTTTTAACAAAGCCTAAGGCGGTGGCTATTGAGATTCCTACTGTATGCGAACCTTTTAAGTCGGTTAAAAAACAAAACGGCAATGCAAAAGTTCGTGTTGAGTATAAAGATAGAAAGATTTACGTACGAGCAGAATGCGACACAGTCAAATTACTCGCTAAACTTAAGCATGAATACACTGACAGTATAAGAACGATAACGCACGAGGTAACGAAAGTGCAACGGGTAAAATACACGCCAAAATTCGTTAAAATATTGGCGGGCATAGGGTTACTTGCATTACTGCTGATAGGAATAGGGCTTTTTTTAAGAATCAAAAAATTTATATAAAATGAAAGAATTTATAACTGAAAACATACATACGATACTTGTCTCGC